CATACGAAGTGCCTCCCCAGGATGTACTGGATCTCGCAGTGGATGAAGACGGCGATCTTCGCTGGATTCTGATCCGCGAGCGTGTGCGTGATGATTCTGACCCGTTCGCCAGTTCGGGCGAGGTCAGCTATCGCTATCGACTGTGGACAAGAGAGGAATGGTTCCTTTTCTCCGTTCATTTCAATGACAAGGGGAAAGGGTTCGAGCTCAGTAACGTCGAGTTCACCATCCAGACTGACGTTCACGGGCTTGGCATTGTGCCGGTTATCTGGGTTGACCATATGATCAGCGAGGGCATTTACACAGCCCCTAGCCTGATCGGTGATATTGCCTACCTAGACCGAGCCTGTGCCAACTACTTGAGCAACCTGGACGCGATTATCCAGGATCAGACCTTCTCCCAGCTGGCTATTCCCGCGCAGAGCCTTCTGCCCGGGGACGACGGCCACAGCAAGGTTCTGGAAGCCGGCACCAAGCGCATCTTCACCTTTGATGGAGCGGAAGGCGGCAAGCCTTTCTTCCTGTCGCCCGATCCGAAGCAGGCGGAGCTGATCATCACCAGCATCAAGCAGATCATCAACGAGATCTACCACTCGGTAGGTGTCGCTGGCGAGCGCACGAAGCAGGACAACAGCTCCGGGATCGATAACAGCTCAGGCGTGGCCAAGGCCTATGACTTTGAGCGTGTTAACTCTCTGCTTGTGAACAAAGCCGCATCACTTGAGCTTGCAGAATTGCAGATGCTCAAGCTGGTCTGTAAATGGTCTGGCGAACAGCATGAAGTAGTCATGTCAGGGCCGGATCGGCTTGTTCATTACCCGCGCAATTTCGACACCAGAACTCTCTATGACGAACTGGATATTTCAGGTCGCATCGAGATGTTAACCGCCCCCATTGAATTGAAGCGCTACCAGCTTAAGCAGGTGGTCTCCAAGCTGTATCCATACATCTCTGATGAGGATCGCAAAGAGATTGAGTCCGCTATCGATGAGATGGACGACGCGGTTGCTTCAATGTTGTCTGGATTTGACGCAACCAACAAACCAGCCAAGGAAGATAACAACCAAGGCGACGAGGAAGTTATCAACCAAGGTTCCAAGCAATAAAGATCGGCCGAGAGACTGGCCAAAGATAGCCAAGAGAGAGGCTTACCATGAAATTTCGTAACCAATTCCTGAAGTACATGACTCCGGCCGGCGAAGACGGCTCCGCATCCGGTGGCTCTACCGGTGCGGACGGCGCAGATGCCAACGTTGACCCGAACAAGGGCAACGATGGTAACGGCAAGCCCTCTGATCGCGAGGCGCAGTTGCTCAAGGAGTCCATGAGCCGCAAGGAGAAGATTGGTCAGTTGGAGGCTCGACTGGCGGAGTTCGAGGGTATCGACCCGAAGGTTTTCCGCGAGATGCAGGAGCGCCTGCAAAAACTGGATCAGCAGGAGCGTGAGCAAGCCAATGCTCGACTGATCGAGCAGGGTCGTTTCGATGAAGCCCTCAAGGCTATGCGCGATGAGCACGAAGGTGTCCTGGCGCAGGTTCGCACCCAGTCCAGTGCGGAGCTGCAGGCTGTGGCAAAGGAGCGCGATGAGCTCTTCAACCAAGTCGCATCGTTCCAGAAGCAGATCGAAGACCTGACCATCGGTGCGGCCTTTAGCAACTCCTCTTTCATCCGTGAGGAGCTTGTCCAGGCCATGAATCCCGAGCGCAGTCGTCGCCTCTATGGCGATCACTTCGACATCGTGGATGGCAAGGTTGTTGGTTACGACAAGCCGCGTGGCCAAGAGGGTCGAACCCCTCTGGTCGGTAAGGACGGCCAACCCGTCTCGTTCGATGAGGCGTTCAAGCGTGTTTTGTCCGCTCAGAGCGACTATGAAAGCCTGATCCGTTCCAACGTTAAGTCTGGAGCCGGTTCCGGTACTCGCACCGACAAGGCTGCTGATCCCACCAAGGCTATCGGCCAGGGTGTCAGCCGCATTGAGGCTGCTCTGAATAAGCAAAGCGCCAAGTAACGCTTTTTATCGGCGAGGCATGATCAGTAAATGTTTACTGTTGTTCACTCGTAAGGAGAAATGAAACATGCCATTGCGCCCCTACCACCGGTAAGGCGCTTGTCTACCATCGCGAGAAAACTCTGGCGAACGGTGACTGGCTTGATCCGAACGATGAAGTGAAGGAAAGCGCGTCTACCTTCGACGAAGTGACCACCCAGCTCCGCATTCTGATCGGCGACGTCGATGTGGATAAATTCCTGGATGGCACCATGTCGAACGTGAACAGCCAGAAGGCTATTCAGATCGCTTCCAAGCTGAAGGGTATGCGGACTCAGTTCCAGGACGCCCTGATCAACGGCACTCAGGCCAAGAAGCAGTTCGATGGTCTGAACACTCTGGTGAACACCAACCAGATCATCGATGCCAAAGGCTACGACATGGGCTTCTCCATGTTCGACGAGCTGACCGATGCCGTGAAGCTGGGCGCCGACTGCCTGATGATGCGCTCCGAGCACGTTCGTGCTTACAAGGCCATGCTGCGCCTGATGGGTGGCAACAACGGCGGCATGATCCAGTTGCCGAACTTTGATCGCCCGATCCTGGCCCACGACGGTGTGCCGATTCTGGTGAACGACTTCATCCAGAAGAAGGACGGCAAAGCCGACATCTTCGCCTTCCATCTGGATGAGAACAGCGGCCTGCACGGCCTGTTCGCGTCCAACCATCCGGCTGGTTTCGCCATCGAAGATCTGGGCACCGTCCAGAACAAAGATGCGACTCGCACCCGTATCAAGATGTACGTGGGCATGGCGCTGAAGGCTACTCACGCACTGGCCAAACTGTCCAACGTCAAGCTGCCTGGCGCTGCTCCGACAGTTGGCGGTTGATAGCGATAAACAGGGGGCTTCGGCCCCCTGAGCCATGCAGGAGATTCACCATGAAGACCCATTTCAAAGTCAAGCTGACCGGACCCTACGCTGGGTTCTCCGGCCTGTTGTTCGGGCGGTTTGCATTCGAAAACGGCGTTTCTGTTGCCAAGCTCCACTTCCTTGAGGCTCAGCTTCTCGCTTCGGAGGCTCGTGGTCTGTCGATGCTCGATGAAAGCGGCAAAGAAGAGGGCCCTGTCTACCCGGGCGCCATGCCTCTTGCGGAGTTGGAACCTGGAGAGATGGTCGTGACGTTGCGCGACGAGACCGAGAACGCGGAGCAGATCGAAGTGACTGTTGTGACAGCCATCGGGGAAGAGCAGCGGGAGGTCATCGATCTTTCCGACATTCCTGATCGTGCTGGTCTCGAGGCCATCGCAGACAAAGAGGGTATGTCCGGCCTTCGCGTGATTGCAGATCGCCTTGGTGTCCGCGCCAAGAGCATTCCTGTGCTGATCGACAAAATCCTTGAGAAGCGAGGCTGAGCACATGTTCAAGACGATTCAGGCAAATACCGAGCTGAAGCTGGCTATTCCGTTTGAGATCGACGGCGAGCCTGTTGCTGACGTTCATTCTGTCGAGTGGAGCGTCTTCAACGAGTTCGGTCAAGTGTCGGAGACCGGCGTGGCTACTCCGGAGGCTGGGGCCAACTCGGTCTCTGTGGTGATCCCTGCAGAGGTGAATACTGCCCACCCCGGGCGGCCTTACACCACGTATGAGCTGGCCTACTTCTTCGTTACCAAGTCAGGTCGTCTCGAATCAAGCCTTGTTTTTCAGGTCGAGAGCGCTGATGCGTTTGCCGAGCCGAACAACACCCTTGTCTCTCCGCTTCGCGCCCTGTCGATTCTGCGCGAGATCCCCAATCTCGCCAGCTTTGCGGCAGCAACAAGAGAGGATCAGAAGGTGGCCCTGCTTTGTGCTCACAACGCCATGACCTCCTTGCCTCTGAATCCGAAGGCGTTCCCGTTTGTAAGAGAGAAAGAGCCGTTTACATCGATCTCCCAGCTGACAAAGGAAATGTGGGAACAGCTCGACCGGCGAGTCGTTTCGGACTTCCAGGCTGCACAGGTCATCGAAGCGAACAATCTCTTGGGCACCACCGAGTTCAAGACCTTGCGGGAGGCTGGGGTGCTCTCTTACACGGTTGGGGAGGTTAAGCAGTTCCTCAGCTCCAATCGCCCTCTCGAGCTCGGTTTGTGTCGGGAAGCGATGCGCCGTATCGGGCGGTATTTGGATACTGCGAGGAGACTGGGTCGTGCTTGATCAGAAGGCGGCTGCTCAGCTTGTCATTCAGCCTGTTGTGTCGGCTTGTCATGAGATCGTTGGCATGGTCTCAAGCGAGATGAGCAGCGGTTCTTCTCTCACTAAGGCCGCGGTTTCCAGGCTGCAGGTTCGCATCGTGCCGGTCGCTTCAAGAGCGGCCAGAGAGTTTGCGGGGTTGCTTGATGACCAGTTGCAGAGCGCGATCAAGTCTGAGAGTCAGCGAGCAGAGCAAGAGCTTTCTGTGGCGCAGTCAGAATCGATGCTAGAGCGCTCCCCGTCTGTCTCTGCGATGCAAGAGCGAGTCGAAGCTGAGTTGAGAGCTTATGGCGCCGAGGGTGTCAGGATCCTGAACGCTATGGGCTCTCAGGCGATGGTAAACGCATCAGCTGGGCTCCGCGCTCAGGCTGCAATGTCTCTGGCCAGAGCTAGCGTAAACGGCCGGTTCTCGCGCTGGGCGGGCGGAAAGATGGGTAATGGCCACTCTATCGCGCATCGTCTTTACCTCTGCACCGCAGAGTTGCTGATGATGGCCGGCGTGTCCGCTTATCTGGCCAAGGCCTCCAGTCTTGGCGTGATCCGTTTTCGGATCGATAACCCGGGCAAGCCTGGTGACGGGGTGTCCTTCTCACCCTCTTCCGTCCCATATCGGTATTTGCACCCGCAAAGCGGGGCGAAAGTGATTGCGGCGAGGTGAGTATGTTCATCCCAGTCAGAAAAGACGGCCTTCTGTTCAAGAGAGCCGGGCAGAACGCATATAACGAGCCTGTTTATCGTGCCAAAGGTCTGAAGTTCGGGTGGGGGCCTATCTATATGCGCCAAGCCCTCGAGCGGACGGAAGTCCGAGCTGACAAGTCTGCGTCAAAGAGCAGAGCGGAAACCGACACTATCGATTACCGGATGGTCATCGAAAAGACGGTAACTCCCCAGCGAGGCGACCTGATCACCCTGAGCACTGGCGAGCGAATGAAGGTCATCCTGGTCCACCGGAGAGTGGACATCATGGGCAGACTCCATCACTGGGAGGTGGACTGCGTTGCAGAGTAACAGCCGCTCGCTTCTGCAGGTCCGCAGGGACATAGCCAGGGTAAAGGTAAACCTGAAGAACACGGCGGAGCGGTCGAGCCATGCTGCGCTTCGTGTCCTTCGTTCTGAATCCCGCAAGATCGCGCATTTGGCGGCAATGTATGCGCCGTTCAAGACCGGCCTTTTGGACGGTTCTACAGGGGCAACGCCGTCATTCGAGATCATTGAACGGGCCGGCGCCCGCGGCCGGAAGGAGATAGCTGTCGAACTCAACCTGCGGAAATGGAAGCTGGTCGGCACCCGTCGGGTGTCACTGGCGAGGTATGCGGAGGTTATCCACTCCGGCATCACCAGGAACGGAAGCCAATGGAAGCTCGGAAAGAAGTCGATCGAGAAGGCGGTAAGGCTGGGCCTGTCGCCAAATCCGACAACAAGTGGCAAGTACGTGGGCCGCTTGTTCCTGTCTCGCGCTGCAAACCAGAGGCGAGGGGCTATCGAGTTTCACCTGAAGAGGGCAATTAGAGAGGCGCTTACCTGATGGATGTACTCACCGCACTTGCTGGTTACTTGGAGCAAAAGGGCGTGGGCAAAGTTGGGGATTCCATCTTTGTCAGCGAGATGCCAAGCGGAAAAAAGGGCGTTCTGCTCTTCACCACTGGCGAGGGGTTGATGCGACACACCGACATCAGCCGCTACTTCCGAGGAACGGTGTTTGTCGCCGCTCGGAGCTCCAGTTATCTCGATGCCGGCGAGTTGGCCAAAAAGGTCTTCGATGTCATGGATTTCGAAGGGTTGGAGCTTGAAGGCATGAGAGTGCTCGTCTGCCAGCCGGAGGCGCTTCCTATGCCGTTCGGCAGGGACGAGAGTGGTTTTACCGAGTGGCTGTCGAGCTACGAATTGGCATTAACCATAGATTGAGGAGGATTCAATGCCAGATACCAAAAACATTCGCCTTGGCACTTGCAAGGTGTTTTACGACAACGTGGATCTCGGCCTGACCATCGGCGGCGTGGAGATGGAGGT